TTTAAAGATGAGCTAGACCAAAAATATAAGCAATCTAAAATAAAACTAAAGGAAATAGAAGAAGTGAAAGTTTCAGAAGAAACATTCGGAGAAAATATAGAGGTAAAACAAAAACCAAAAAACTTAAAAGATTTTTTAAATTATGGCAAGAACTAAAAAGAATGTAGAGACAGGGAGCTCAACTATTACTCCCAATCAATTGATGCAAAAATTTTTGAAAGATAATGAGAAGGATCATTATAATTTTGAACAAGAGCATGATTATGTAGTATCAAGTGGTAGCTTGATTTTAGATTATGAACTAGGTGGTGGTTTTGGACCGGGGCTGCACAGATTTGTAGGTTTTACTGAGTCAGGCAAAACATCTGAAGCTCTTCAGATTATGAAGAACTTCTTACAAACAGTACCAAATGGTAGAGGTTTTTATATTAAGGCAGAGGGGCGCCTAAGCAAAAACATGCAAGGCAGATCAGGTGTTAATTTTGTATTTGATGCCGAAGAGTGGGAAGACGGTAATTGTTTTGTATTTGAATGTAATATCTACGAAACAGTAATGGACGCTTTAAGAAAGTTAGTTGGTAAAAATGACACAAACAATAAGTATTGTTTTATTTTGGATTCTGTTGATGGACTAATCTCAAAAAATGATTTAGATAAGTCATTTGAGGATTCTAAGAAAGTTGCAGGAGGTGCTGTGATTGCTTCTGACTTTATGAAGAAGGTCAGTATAGCTTTAGCGAAGCGTGGACACATGGCAATTTTTATCAGCCAAGTAAGAGCTGATATTAAGTTAGATCCATACAGCAAAGCACCAATTCGTCAAACATCTGCCACAGGAGGAAATGCGTTACTTCATTTTGCTAATTGGATTTTAGAGTTTGAACCATCTTTCAAAAGCGATCAAATTCTAGAGAAACCAAACGAAAAACCTGACAGAGAAAAGAATAAAATTTTAGGGCGTTACGCTAAAATCACAGTGAAGAAAAGCCCTAATGAAAAGACCAATAATGTTATTCCATATCCCATTCTATTTAACAGGACCGGCGGCAACAGCATATGGGTAGAAAAAGAAATTCTAGATATGATGTACGTCTTTGAATTTGCTAATAAGAAAGGTGCTGGTTGGATTGAGTTTGATGAAGATTTTGTTAATCTTGTTCAAGAAAAAGGAATTGAGCTACCTCAAAAGATACAAGGTGAAAATCAATTTTCTAAATTCTTAGAAGACAATGTAGACGCTAAAAACTTCTTAGTTGATTATTTTAAAAAATCACTAAGTCAATCAGATTTTAGTTCCGATGGTGTTTAAAACATTATATGGTTCTGTCAAAAAGGTCAAAACAGCTAAAAAGTATTTGATCAAATGGGACGCTCCGAGCAAAAGCAAAATCCAAACCTCTGTTAAGCAATACTTAAAAAAACATTGGGATCAGGATATTGTTTTTGAGGAGTTTCCTGTTGTTGGCACTCGCATGACATTTGATTTTTATAATGCTACTCAAAACATCATTATAGAAGTCCAAGGAAGGCAGCATACTAAGTTTGTCCCATTCATGCATGCTAATAGCAAAATCAATTATTTGAAGCAACTTAAAAGAGATGATGATAAATTGAGGTTTTGTGAAATCAATGAAATTCAGTTTATTGAATTCTTTGATAAAGAAAATATCCTGTCAGATCTGGACAAAATGTTAGATTTGTAATGCTTTGAGTGTAGTATATATTAATGACATCTAACGGTAGCAACCAATCAAAAAACTTTACCATCCCAGAAAGTTTTTTAAATAAAATGTATGAATTTACTGGGGATGGTAGTGATAACGGGGGTTTTATTATAGCGTATGTAAATCAGGAGGGTCAGGTTGCTATTAATTGCAAAATTGGATCTCAAATTGTTGAAATGGGTTTAAGAAAAGCTCTTGAAACGTTTTTGGCCGACATGGAGTTCGGAGAGAAAACAATGATCCAAGATGAAGATATTGATCCAGATTTAGCTTGACAACTTGATTTGATGTGGTATAGTAAGTTTGTATGATTCACTCTCTTGAACTAGAACAGCATTTGCTTGGTGGGTTAATTAAATACCCACATAAATATGCAGAGATTGAAAATTTTATTGATGAAGATGATTTTTGCGCCGATGACGTAGATACTAATCGAACAATATTCCTTGCATTCAAACAATGTATTGATAAAGGGGATTCAGTAGACCATGTTGTATTAACGCAACGAATTCTTTCTTATAAAATTAGCTTCCCTCAGAATGTTAACATAAGTAGTTATATACAATCTCTCATGATGAGAGCTGTATCACCTACACAAGTTATTCAGCATGCCCAAGAGCTAAAGAAAATTACTATTAGGCGTACTATATATAAAGCTGCGCAGAGTGCGGCAAAAAAGGTTAAAGATATGCCTTCTTCTTGTAGCTTTGAAGAAATCATTGAAGCTGCTGATGAAACATTTAATAGTAAAATCAATCTATTCGATAATGGACCTGAAAAACCTGTTAACATTTATGATGAACTTCCTGATTTTGTAGAAGAGCGTGGCAATAATCCCATTGAAGAGTTTGGTATGTCTGGGCCTCATAAGAGGCTACAGGAGCTGTACGGATCTTTATTAAGGCCCGGTAATATCACTGTGTTTGTTGCACGTTCCGGTGTAGGTAAGACGAGGTTTACATTAGATTTTTGTACTAAAGTATCAGAGCAATATAATGTACCAATTCTTCATTTTGATAATGGGGAAATGAGCAAAGAAGAAATCATCACCAGACAAGCATCAGCTATGACTGGAGTACCTCATTACTATATCGAAACAGGTTTATGGCGTCGTAAAGATGAAGAAACTGTCAATAAAGTAAGGGCTGCTTTAGAGAAAATCAAAAAGCAAAACGCTAAACTTTATTACTTCAATGTTGGTGGATACACTGTTGATAAAATGATTGCCACGCTAAGAAGATTTTATTATTCCGAGGTAGGCCGTGGAAACCCAATGATTTTTTCTTTTGATTATATTAAAACAGCTAATCAAACTGACGGCAAATCAGAATGGCAAACTGTTGGAGAAATGGTTGATAAATTTAAACGAACCATCCAAAAAGATATTCTTAAAGACGGTGAGCCAATTATACCTATGATTACATCTGTTCAAAGTAATAGAACTGGTGTTGTTAATAATCGTAGAGCTAATGATATTGTAGATGACGAAAGCATTGTATCGCTTTCAGATCGAATTACTCAATTTTGTTCTCATATGTTTATCTTAAGAAAGAAAACAATCGACGAGCGAGAAGAAGAACCTGATTTTGGCACCCATAAGTTGATTAATGTAAAAGCAAGACACATGGGTAAAAATTTTAATAGGGCAATGGAACTTATTAGAATGCCAGATGATTCATTGAAACCAAATGTAATTCACTTGCAAATGGATTCTTTCACAGCAGAAGAAGTTGGAGATCAACTTGATTTAGTTAATGCGTTAGCAGCCCAAGCAAACCTTGAAGAAAATGAACTACACGACGACCCAATACCACAAGTTCGATAGCGAAGAGATACATGAAACCTTATCGGATCTAGGTTTTAAATTAAATGATAAAGGCACTTATTGGCAAACCAATGCAATATGGCGAAACGGCGATAATCATACTGCCATTCAAATTTACAAAGATTCAGGTGTCTGGAAAGATTATGTAAATCCAACTGGACCACAACCTTTAGCTAAGTTGATTGCTAAAGTTTTAGGAACTGATGATCCTAAAGTTATAAAAAAATATATCAAAGAGGTTAGTGACGAAACTAATTTTACAGATCAAAGAGACAGCAAAGTTAAAATAGTTATGGAAGAAACTTTTAATGTAGATATTTTAGATAAGTTGCTACCACACCACAAATTTTATTTAGATAAGAATATTTCTATTGAAGTGTTGAAATTATATCGAGGTGGATATTCTACTGTTGGTAAAATGAATGGTAGATATGTATTTCCAATCTTCTCTAAAGCTGATAAAAAATTATTGGTTGGATTTACTGGTCGCCATCTGAGATATTCTGAAGATTCTTATATGGCTAAATGGAAGCATATAGGTCAAAGAAGAAATTGGTTGTATCCA